TCGAATATCCATGCTTCAAAAAGAATTACGGGCTCACATAAAACAACTTTCAGATGGAAAACATCTTACAGATAGACAAGGTCTGATACTCGCTGGTGCTGATCGTGCATTAAGAGAGATACTTTTAATCTTTAGAGATGATCCTATAGAAGGTCCATTACAAGAAGCATCGATGGGAGTCTGGACTAAAATTTTGCAGGAAGAATCATAAGCCTTAATGAGGTAGTCTTAAGACATGGCTGGAACCAGTATCTATTCGGTTTATCGCAGGACTGCCCGTGCTGCTGCTAAACAACAAGTTGTAAAGAAAACATCTTCTATTGATGTTGATAAAGCTAGAACAGATTTTGCATACTTCTGTGATGTCGTAGGGGACAAACCTCCTGCAGAACATATGCAGTTATGGCATGAACATTTATATACACATCAAGATAGTGAATGTCTAATTAATATTGCTGGACCGAATGTAGATATACTTGCACCAAGAGGATCAGCAAAGTCTACAGTTTTAGGTTTATTCACAGCATGGGCTATTGGTATTCATGCTCTTAATAAGAAACCATTAAAGATTCTGTATATCTCATATACCGTTGATGTTGCTAGACCAAAGAGTGCAGCAATCAAAAGAATTATTGAAGATAGTAAAATCTATAGAGAAATATTTCCTATGGTAAAAATTGCCAAAGGTATTAACTCTAATGAGTATTGGAGTATTGATTGGAAGTTTGCAGGTATAAGATCAACTGGTGAAGAAGAATTTAGTTTATGTTGTGCAGGATTGAAAGGTGCTGTTACATCAAAGCGTTCTCATTTATGTATCATTGATGATGCTATAAAATCAGCTGATGATATTAAGAACAGAGATATTCGTGTAGCTATGGAAGATAACTGGAACTCAGTTATTGTTCCAACTATGTTTGAAGGTGGAAGAGCTATATGTCTTGGTACAAGATTCAGACATGATGATATACATCAAACTACTTTTATTCCTGATAATGATTGGATACAGATAATACAGTCAGCAGTAACTGTTGATAAAAATGGTGATGAGAAATCCTATTGGCCAGATATGTGGTCACTCGAATATTTAAAAGATCGTAAAAGACAATCACCAATAAGTTTTAGTTTTCAATATCAGAATCAGGTAGTAAGAACAACTGATATGTCTGTCTCTCCAGATTTGATTATCAAAGGTCAGATCCCAACACAGTTTGATTGTTTAGGTGTTGGAGTTGATTTATCTGCAGGTATCAGAGAAAGGAATGACTATACAGTATTTGTTATGGGAGGAAGAGTAGGAGACAAGATTTACATTATTGACTGTAAACGGTTAAGAATAATGGGTAATGTAGAAAAACTAGAAGCAATAATGGAAATGATGTTTGAATGGGGAATAGTTCACAAAGACAATGATAAATACTTTCCTACTGGCAGTACTGTTGATGTATGGTCAGAAGCTGTAGCATATCAGGCATCATTAGAAGCAGATTTCAAAAGAATATGTTTAGAAGAACAAGGACTTTATAATTTACTCTGGCATCCGGTAAAAGGATTCAGAGGTGACAAAGTTGCCAGATTCAGGGGAATTATGGGCTTATTTGAACAACATAAGATATTATTTAATAAATACCGTAAGTTCCAGGCACTAACAGATGAAATAGTAAATTTCGGAGTTAGTTCCCATGATGATTGTGTTGATGCTTTAGTCTGGTTATGTAATGGATTAATGTCCAGAGGAAAACTAGAGTTAGAGTATTGACGAATTAGACTATTAAGAGTATCTAACATGATAGCCAATTTTTTCTATAAGAATATCGAACTTGAGCAAGATGCTTATGGTTCTGCTGTAATCAACCTTCCTGATGAAGTATGTCATGATTTGGGTCTTCAACCCGGAGAAAGATTTAACATCGAGGCTGATGATGAAAACATTGTCTTCAAACGAATAGCTCCTGGCTATGAGATTGATGCATAATAAAATATTAAAAAGCGACTAGATGAATCAAACTAATTCTACTTTTGACGCAATGCTGAAGGCAGCAATAAGTCACGACTCGGCTGGTGCTACCGATACAATGCTTATTCATGCTCATCTGGCACAGATGAAGATGTTTGGTATTCGTCAGGGTGTTGAGTTCTATCCTGAGCAAGATAACTTCGGATCACAGAGATATGATTTTATAAAACAAGTAATTAAGTTTAATCAACTTGATGCCAGATTAGATTCCATATGGGATCATTTCTTAGCTTTAGGAAAAGGATTATTTTATATTCGTCCTACTCAAAAGACATATAGACTTTATTGGTTTGATAAGAATTCATACAGAACTTTTTATTCACCAGATGGAGAATTAGAAGAAGTAATAGTTATCTATCCTTACAAAGTTAAAGCTAATAGAGGTTTTGGTGGATCTCAGATTGGATTGAATACAGATAAAAGATATATGCGTCTTCGCATAACAGCAGAAACTATTGAAGAAGTACATAGTGAGCAGGAGTTAAGTTTTGATGGACCACAGGAGTTTACAACTTTAAATAAGAAAACACTAACTAACACAATGAAGTTTATTCCTTGTGTAGAGGTATTCAATAATCCTGATGCTTTTGGAACTGATGGTAGTGGTGAGTTTGATTGGATAGCAAATCAAATTGTTGCTCATGATGAAATGGTTAAAAACATCAGAGCTAACCTTTCATTCTTTGGTAATCCAACTTTATTATCTTCACGTCCTAAACAAGATATTGTTGAGAGTAGTAAAGATGCTTCACCACAAAGACCAAGTATTTCAAGTCAATCAGGTTTTACTTCTGATTTAAGTACACTTACATCTACATATAAACAAGATCCTGTAACAAGAAATCCAGTTGGATATAATGGCAGTCCAGGCTCAGGCATGAGAGTGCCTAGAGTTATTGCTAATTTAGAACCTTCAGATCGTGTTGGTTTTATTACTCCTAACGCAGTAAGTACAGATCAATCTAGATATGTAGGACAACTAAGAAGTGAAATAAGATTAGCTTTAGGTGGTATTGATGACATATCAATTAGTAATGTAACTGCAACAGAAATAAAATCTGCTTACGGAAGAGTAAGTGCAACAGCTAAAAAGAAATGTTTACAGATATATGAATATGGAATATGTAGATGTTTCGAATTAATGATCTTCCAAGAAGAACAGATATTCCGTCAGACATTAGCAGCAGCTTCTGGTATTAAATATCCTGAGTTACCTACAGAAGAAACTCCTGAAGCAATGGAAAAATATACTAAGCAGAAAGCTAACTATGAGAAGAAGTTACAGAAAGCAATTGATACTGCAAGAGAAACAAAAGAGATTCCTGAAGGTGTTCATGGACTTGCACCTGATGGTGATAGAACGGTAGCTTGGAGATGGATGGGACCTGTGTACGAGGATACGGCACAGGATAAAGTTCAGCAATCTATATTCTGTAGAAACCTACAAGAATTAGGTGTTGATAGCATAGAAGCACTGAAGTACTTATTTCCATCCAAAACTGATGATGAAGTTGCCGGTATGTTATCCGGTTTTCCATTCAGAATGGTAGGACAAGTACAAAGGGCTTATTCTCAATTCCTTGATTTAATAAACCAAGAAATGAGAACACCACATCCGCAGCAACCGGATATTCCGATGGCTGCAGATCCGAGATTAGATCTCACCCCTTTCCTATATCGAACACTAGAATCACTCCAGAAGGAAGTAACTTATGCAGGCCGATACCGTAATGCCGACCCAATCGGCACCCCAACCATCAGCGACCCCACAGAGCAGCTACGGGGCTCCAGTTTCACAAACAGCAGCTCAAGCTCCATCAGTGGCGACGACTCCTCAGTGGGTAGCTCCACAACAGGCAGCGGTGGCACCAGCACCACAAGTGCAAGCCCAGATGGGGACAGTGGCTCCAGCCCCACAATACAACCCTACACAGTCCGTGCCCCAGAGCAGCCCATCGGCTCCTCAAGCGGAGAATCCATACAAGGACGCATTCAACAGGGTGGTAGGGCTCCTGAGTTCACCAGTTCAAATCCCCTTCCTGGGTCAACAGTCTCCAGCGACACAAGGATACGACCAGGCGAATTACAGTTCCCCACAAGCTCCTTCATACAACAACCAGGGTCAGCAGATATCGCAGCCTTTGAACGGG